GTTAATTCCATGTTGGGAATCTTCACTGTACGATTTATGGATATAAATCGTTTAATCTATAACTATAACAGACCAATTTAGCAAACTGAAGTTTTCCACAGGCTATTGATAACTTGTGGAAAACTTTTTTTGTTCGTATTACTGGGGCTTTTCAGGGTGGTTAGAAATAGTTTTCCACAGGTTTTCCACAGGCTATTGATAACTTTTCCACAGGTTTTCCACAGGCTATTGATAACTTTTTTTATTTTTTTTCCCCCACTTTTCCCAAAAAAACCGTGTGGGGTGTGGAGGTGAAAAAATGAATGAATACAAATTAAAAGCAATAACAATATCAGGTGAATACATAGAACAAAGTTTGAATGACTTCTACGAAATAAACCAATTTATATTTGAGATAGGAGAACAATTAAAATCTTGTATTGTAGTACGCTGGGATAATGTTGTATACAGATTCATTTAATTATCATACTTCTTTTTTGTGTTTATCCTTCTGTGGAAGTATATACGCTTCTTTCTTTCCTGTTGTTTCCTGTACTCTTTTATGTTGGATGTGTATAATTCGTATTCCTTCAGTAGATTCTTTTCCATGATAAATTGTAGAAGGGTTATGTACTCCAGACACAATTCATCCAGTATTTGTTCTGGGGGAAAGTCTGATAAATATTGTTTTAAATCATCGAAAGTAGACATGGGGATAGTATGGCAAAGGTTAGAAAAGTACAAAGAAAATACACTGCTGGGCTTGGTAAGTCAACAGCTGCAAGACGGAAAGCAGAGATAAGGAAAAGGGCGACAGGAAAGAAGAAAAGTTTTAAACCCTTACCTGGTGACACTAAAAAAACAAAGCCATCGACTTACACAAAAGCAGTAACCAGATCTGGATTAAGTAAAGCAATAAGTGAGAAGTCAAAAAAGTTAAAAGGTACAAACCAAGAAAAGTTTATTAAGGCTGTCGCCAGTGTTACCGATGTACCCAAACCAATCATAAAAGAAGTGTACGAAAAGGGTCTGGCTGCGTGGGCTGTAGGGCATAGACCAGGGGCGACGCAAGCCCAGTGGGCTAAGGCAAGGGTTTATAGTTTCCTTACTGGAGGGAAGACAACGACAACAGCAGATAAAAGTCTTCATACAGAAGCCAAGAAAGCATTAAAAAAGAAGGGCAGTGGTTTTAAACTGAAGTAATGGACAGCAAAGACAGACAAAGACAGACACAACGTGTCCATAAAAAACATCGGATATGAGAAGGTTGTATATATCAAAGACACGAAGACACCCTTTTTCTATATAAAAAATACTGTATATATAGTAATAAAAAGTATACAGAAAGACAGTGTCTTCGTGTCTGCGTGTAGAAATGTAGCCATTAAGATACAAACAATGTATAGTTATACAGGGGGTTATCATGGCAGACAAAAGTAAAATGAAGTGTGGCAAGATATACAAGTCGGACAGGGCAGGAAAAAAACGAATGGTAAAAGCCTGCAAGGGTGACAAAGAAAAGTTGATACACTTTGGGGCAACAGGGTTCAAGCACAATTATTCTGCTGCTGCCAACGAGCGATTCAGAACACGAATGAATTGTGATGAAGTGGAAAAGAAGAAAGATATTTTCAGTGCCAAGTATTACGCTTGTTCTATTCTCTGGAAAAAACGAAAGAAAAGACGGTGATACAATGGCGTTTAATAAGAAACAACAACAAGACATATCCAGTAAGATACAAATATTAAGGGCAGAAGGTTATGGGGAAGAACAATCTATTGCCATTGCGTTGGATATGTTCAGACGTGGTACGCTTCCAGCGGCAGTGGTTAAGAAATCCAGAGCCCAGCAACGATTTAGAAGGAAACTCCTTGCCAGAAGGCGAAAGAAAAAATAGTGTGTGCATATAGAACATATGTCGGGGTGGATGTACTGGCCCTTTTTCTCTAAAATTATGTAATTTTTTGAAAAAAAACAACAAAAAAGGCAACAAATGACAGCAAAAGCAAAAAAACCAACCAAATTTACACCGCAAAGGCGTAAAACTATAATAAATGCGTTTAAAACTGGGGCTACTCCCAGTATCGCAGCAAAAGCAGCGGGTGTACACTACAATACATTGAATAACTGGTTTAACTATGGAAGGGATGGGGAAAGGGGCCCACTGTATAAACAATTTTTTGTAGATGTAGAACAAGCGAAAGCAGAAGGGGCCCTGTATCACCTCGACAACATAAAGAGGGCAGCCCAGAAAGACTGGAAACCAAGTGCGTGGTTTTTAGAAAGGTACTGGAAGTACAACAAAGAAGGGATAGAACACGAAATGAAACAAGGGGCAGAAAAGGAACCAGTACAGGCAGACCCCAAACAGTTAATTTTAGAACAGTTGGATTTAATTAATAAGAACATGATAGCAGCTGAGAAGGCGAAAAGTTTTCAGGCTTTCGCTGCATTACAAAGGGCTTATATGTCAACATGGGCAACCTATCAGGATTTATGTAAAGAGACAGCCCACGAAGATGCTATAGATAAGACACCAGATGAAGAATTGGTACACCAGATTACAGACATATTATGTAATCTGCCGCCCTTGCTTCAGAATAAAATATTGAACCAAGTTAACAAAAATAATAATGTTATACATATCTAAAATTTTAGGGGGCTTTATGAGATGGTTAAAAACCGTAAAGGTATTGGTACAAGCAGCGAAAGACATACATGCTGGTTTAGAAAAGGAAAGAAGTAGAACAGACGACACCCCTGGTAGGGTTACACCAGATGAATATCTTTTTGTTGTCACAGATACACTGCTGGAAGTAGTACCCCAGATTATTGAGATATACAAAAAGAAGTAATGATAAAAGACCTTGCCAGAAAAGTAAAACTCCTCGAGGGCAGAACAAAAATAGACCCCTTCAGGTTTTTTACTCCTACCCCAGTACAAAAGCGTTTTTTTGAAGACAAAAGCCCAGCTAAGATCTTGCTGGGTGGAAATCAAATTGGCAAGACGCTTTCCTTATGCTGGTTGATGGTTGCTTATGCCACTGGCAAATTCCATTACTTTACAGTAGACCCACCCCCACTTGATATAATGCTGATTACATATAGCCACGACCAAAGGCGAATCATTGAAAAGAAACTGTGGGATATGTTACCCAAAGATGAGATATACGATACAGAGTATATTCATGGGAAGGGTTTAAAGGGTATCACCCCAGTAGTAAAATTCAAAAATGGAAGTACAATATACATTCGTACTTCTGGCATGGGCCTTGCTCTGGAGTCTGCCACGTTAAACATGATAGTGATAGACGAACCAGTAACAGAGTATACTTATAATTCTTGTATCAGTAGAACCATCCGAGGTGGAAAAGGGTATGGCCCCAATGGAAAAAGGGGTACACTTGTATATAGTTGTACCCCCGTTGGGTTGGATGTTACATATTTAAAAAAATTGATTGAAGATAAACAAATATCTGCCCACTATGGAAGGTTATCTGTAGAGGATACTACCCCCATAGGATGTAGAGCTTTGTTATCGCAAGCCGATATTGATTCGATTACTAATAACTTTCTTCCAATAGACAGGGAAGCCCGGATAAACGGGAGTTTGGAGGGTGTAGCACCTGACAATATTGTGTATGCTTGTTTTGAGCCAGACATGATAAGCAGCCGCCCTGTCTCCCCTTCCAAAAGTATCCACTTTTCAATTGGAATTGACCATGGAACCACCCCAAATTCACAGGTGGCAATACTGGCAGCCATTGACATGGCTATTCCATCAGAACCCAAAGTATATGTATTGGATGAATATGTTTCTGGAGGAGCCCCAGCAGAATATCACGCAGAAAACATTCTAAACATGTTGGATAAGCACCAGATACCCCCAGCAGGATGTATATGGACTGGGGACGGTGAACACACTTCTGGCCGTGGGAAAACTGGGGCCCTGAAAATGAGCAATGTAATTTTAATGCGGGCTTTTGAAAAGATTATGGGGTTACCCTATAAACGTCTTCCATTCAGAATAAGGCAATGTGTAAAATATAGACATTCGGTTTATTTTGGGGCCAGTGTCATTCATGCTATCATGTCAAGACGCCAGTTTAGAATCCATCCCAGATGTAAACATACAATTGAAAGTATACGTAACTGGACACTAAAAAGAACACAGTCTGAAAGAAGTACCAACAGACATGGGCATTGCGCAGATGCCTTACGTTATACTATCGTAAGTGTTGCAGACCCCAGAAAGAATGTATTCAGTACCCCATCCAAATTTAAATTGGTGACATAATGATTAATTACAAAATACCCAAACTCCCACCAATGCCAACAGTGGAAGATGAAAACAGAATAAGGGAAACATCCAGAAGACGTAGGATGTTAGAAGGAACGTGGGAGGAAGATTTATTGGATGTAATGTCAGACCATTTAAATTCTGCCAGAATGGAGAGCTGGGGCCCTCCAGACCTATCCAGTAATCTGTTATCCAATATTACCAGGGAACTATCCAAATTGTACCATGAAACCCCAACGGTAACATGTGGAGAGGAAGACATATCTATCTTAACGGGTAGGGGTGGACTATTACAACCATTGTGGGCCCTTATGCAACGTGGCCAGCAAACAATACTTGCGCTTCGGGAAGCCTTTGTACGAATAGACTATATTCCAGAAGGTGAAATATCCGAAAAGGCCACATTACAGTACAGGTTAGTAACCCCAGACTTTGTTTATGCTGTATCCCACCCTTCTGCCCCAGATATCCCAGTATATTATCAGGAATACAGATTACGAGTATTCAAACAGAAAAACATCATATCTGGTCAAGATAAAGACCCAGAATTAATCTGGACGGTCGATATATTCGACTTGCAAAACAAAAATAAACCAGTGTTTAAGATATGCAAGGTTGAGAAAGACGGAAGTATCGGTGTAGACCTAACAAAACATTTTCTGGGTGTGGCAACGATGAAGGGCGATAAGTACCCATACAGATACAAAAGTGGTTATCCCTTCATTCCAGTTACGTTGTATCATGCAGAAAAGACAGGTAAGTTATTCAATGCATACGACAAACGACAATTAACAGTAGGGGCCCTCAATACAGCCCTTCTGTATAGTTTCTGGCTACATATATGTAAGTCGTGTTCATACGAACAACGTTACGTGGCTGGTCTATCCCTTCAGGGGCTTAATTCATTCAATGAAGACACCCCAGCAAGACGGCAAGAGATAGCAACAGACCCCAGCAGTATTTTGGTTTTTATGCAAGACCCAGATGCAATGTCTGGCCAGCCCTTAATTGGTTCCTTTTCCCCTTCCATAAATCCACAAGACTTTATGACAGCAGTACACAGTTATGAAAGAAGGGTGGCAGCCAGCTTTTCAATATCTGCCAGTTTGCTGCGTGAAAGTGGCGACCCCAGATCGGGTTATTCGCTTTCCATCAGTAGGGATGGGCAGCGGCAAGCCCAGAGAAATCAGGCCCCAATTTTTAGGCTGTACGACTCTCAAAATGTTAGCAAGGTTGCTGCCATGTGTAACAGGTTTTTAGGTACAAACCTACCAGAGGAAGGTTACAGAATTCAATATGCCCCTATTCCCATGTCAGCAATGGAAAGTAAAGAACAAAGGGAAAATATTCTTTCTCTTATGAAAGCCGGTTTGATGTCACCTGTACAGGCTTACCAAATATTAAACCCCGACACAGATGAACTACAGGCAGAAATTGAATTAGAAAAAATTAGAGTAGAGAAACAAAAATATCAATTATGACAAGGACAAGCACAATGGAAACAAAAAAAGAAATAGATGGAAAAATTTATATTCTACAGGATAAGGTAGAAGAAATTGTAACTCAACGAATATCTAAACATGCTGCTAAAACAGCAGAATTACACACCCAGTTAGATGATTTAAGGGCAGAATTTGAGACTGCAAAAAAACAGTCTTCCACAGCTGTGGCACTGCAAGAACAGTTAACAGAACTACAAGGAAAGTTAAGCAAGACCACAACCCAGTACAATACATACAAGGCAATATCAAGCAAGGGAATAACAGACCCAGAAGTCATAAAACTTTTCCAATGGTCTTACAATGAAGACCAAAAAGATAAGAAGGAAAAAGAGCGAATACAGTTACAGGACTGGATAAGTCATTATATGAGTAACCCAGACAAGGCCCCAGTAACAATACGCCCCTTCATTCCAAAGGCAGCAACAGCAGAACCAGCACCAGAACCCAAAAAACAAACAGCACCAGAACCACAACAGCAGACTTTTAAACCTCCCAAGACCAGTACCAATGCTGGGGCCGTCAATGCCAGCCCTGAAAACCTACAGTGGAAGGTTAGAAGTTTAGAAGAATATGAACAACAACGATCTGCCATGTTGGCAGCCCTCAAAAAATCAAGGAGTTAAAAATGGCAGCGTTAGACTTACGAAGTACCCAAACCTTCCCCCATACAGCCACAACCACTGTAACAAATACAGCATTAAGAGAAATCCAATTACCAGTGCAAGCAGGAAAAGTTACTGTATCCAGTAAAGCAGGTGAAGTTTATCTATTTGCTGATGATGGTTTATCAGATGGCGATAGTGTACCAGGTAGTGGAT